GAACAAAGACAATCTATTGAAGCAGAAATTGCGAATCAACAAGCTGAAATGGCTGGTGGTGATATGCGCAATTGGAGAGGTAAACTTAGATCAGAAATTATTGAAGAATTACAAGCGGAATTAGCTTCACTACCTCAATTAAGTATGGGTGGTATTGTTTCGGCTCCATCATCTGGTACTCCAGTAATGCTGCATGGAGAAGAAATTGTTGCTCCATTAAGTTCACCACAAGGTCAAGTCTTAATGGCAATTAATGATTTGATGAATAATAAAGCAGCTGCAGGAGCGGGCGAATATGGTGGAATGGGTGGACCAATGATTGTACAAGGCGGAAGTTCAGGCCCAAGTAATAGTAATAATAGTACTAATGTTTCTACTTCTAACTATACAATTCAACAGGGTATTACACCTGATGACTTCCTCAAACGAGACTTTCTAAACTTCTCATACTAAAAGAAAAGGGACCCGAAGGTCCCTTTTTTATTATTGGCCTGATGCCAACTTTTGGAAATAACTCAAGGTATCATCTTCATCATCGGATGTTTCTGGTACTGAGTTACTTGTTACTCCAGGTGATGCTTCTACTGGTTCATAACGAGATGGAGCTGGTTCATCAAGTGATACCGACTCAGCTGTAGTCATTACCATATCTTCTTGACCAAGAACGGCGTTCAACTTAGCTTTTAGTTCATCGTATGTTTTGTAGTTCTTAGGATCGAGGAAATCCTGCAAGCTATACAAACGATTGTAAACACCTTCTAGTTGCTCATCATCATCTGATAGAGCAGAGGCATTTGCAAACTCAGATTTGTCATAGTTACGATAACCCGCAACCTGCTGAATCTTAAGTTTGAAATTCGCACCTTCCCAGAAATCAAATGGATTCACTGGATCTTCATCGGCAAACTGTGGTTGCATAACATCCATAATCTTATCAAAGATTTTCTTACCAAACTTATAAAGGAATACCTTACCTTCATTGTCTGGATTACCTGGATCAGATACAACTTGAATGTTAGCTACATAATGCAAGCGACGCTTACGATCACGAGCAATTTGCTTATCCTCTTCACGACCAGAATTCCAAAGAATAGAATTCATTTCAGATACTGGATCTGATTGACCAATTGATGTAAGAGAATTTTCGATGTACCAACGACCTGATGGTCCTTGGAAACCGTGATCCCAATAACGAACCCAAGGGAGATCCTCGCCTTCGGGTGCTGGTAGGAAACGAATTACTGCATAACCATTGCCTGCTTTATCAACTGTTGGTTTCCAAAAACGATCATCTACATAAGATTTCTGTTGTTGTTGACCACCACCTGCAGCTTCTGCTGCTTTAGTTAGTGCATCGATAGAACCGCGGTTACGCTTTAGATTTGCAAAAGACATATATTTTCTCCGTATGTTTTGTATTTACTGAATTATCCACTGTCACATAATATAATATATTATACACCAAAATCAATCTGGTGTAAACACCCTAAGCACAATATTTTTAGCTTTTTCTAAATCATATTGTACAAAAGGTGAATATTTACGAATCTTACGTGAGACATCTGGCCACACGATAGTTTCGGTTATTTCTTTATCAGCACGATCCATGAATCCAGTTAATTGATTCAGAATTACTACTGACTCTATATTTATATCACCACCAAGGTAAGCAGTAATAATTTTTGGATGTCCATCTGTTGAGTCTAATACTTGGTCAAAAGATCCAAGCTGAGATAACGTAGACATATCGTTTTCGAATGTATAACCTAATGATTGCATACGCTTCTGATAAGACTTATAAATGTCTTCGTCTTCTAACATTTCACCAATCCAAGTTTTGTCTTGAATAAAGTGGGCTGCATAATAATTAATAAGCTCGCGAGCATCATTAAATTTCTTACCAACCTTGGCAAAGAAATACTTATCTTTTCGTTTCCAAAAAGATTGTGGCTTGACAGAAGTTTTATAATTGTATTTGATAGCGTCATAACTATCAGATTCAAAATGTAACTTCATGGATTGATAAAAGCGAAAAGCGTCGTATGGTTCCATAATCATATTGGTAAAGTTGCCGTGTTTGAATCTTTAATCATGTTAAGCCGTTGAGCTTCTGCAGTAACCTTTTCTTTTAGGTTAGGTGTAATTACCCTTGCAACATCTTCTACTGGAAACTCAAGCTCCTCACAAACTTCAAGAATAGCATCTAAATAAGAAAGTTGAAACTTGCTTACTTTCTTTTCTACCGCCGTGGAAAATCTTTTCTTTGTGAGTATCTTTCCTTCTAACATTCGTGAATCAGTTCCAACGATAGTATTTGTGAGTTCCGATTTGTGTAGTGTAGTTGAGGGTCTTTGCCCAAGTTGGTCTAACATAGTTAGCATGATAGTGAGTTGCTCCTTCCGTAATATCAATATTATTATACCATAATGCAAGCGTTTCGTGAACAACAATTTGAACTTTATCACGCAATTCTTGATTAGTCATACGATCAGATTTGCCATCACAATACCAACTAAATTGGCATTGATTGCGTAACATATTTCCATTAGAGTCTTGTTGACCTTGATAAACTACTCCACAAATTGTGTTAGGATAACGAGGATCAGCGGTACGATTAAGTACCACATTTGTAACTCCCATGACAGAAGCATATCCATCAGAACGAGCTTCGAAGTATCCGTTCTGTACTAAACATTGTAGATCTTGCTGTGTAAGTTTTTCAAGGCCTTCTGCATTTACCGGTCCAACACTCGCAATAAGACACAATCCGAGTTGAGACGCCCATTTGGTGAATTTGTTTTTGTAGTCAAAGTTTGCCATGTATTATCAATCTGTTTTGGAGTTTTTGTCTGCACGATAGGGAGAATATCTTCAGGTTTTCTTAGTTTAACTTTACGAGATTCTTCTCCTACATTTTGTAGGGTTGTACCTTTCACCTCAAATCCTTTTGCAGAACTTGAAATGTATTCAGTCAATTCTTTTGTTTTAACATTAAAGACATAAAGTCTCATTGCACCAACAATAGTAATTGGTAGAATAGAAGTAATCTTAAAGCTAATATCTTCTTTAAGGTACTTAATTTTAGCTACTTGTTTATCAGCAGCTCGTGGCTTAGGTGTACGAGTCTTACGTGTAGCTTTGGCAGAAGCTTTGACTCTATCTAGATCAGCAACCATGTCTTGAATTAATTTGATTCGACGACGAAGAACCGGACGCGAAATATGTGAATAACCTTCAACAGCTTGTTCGCAACGTTTATGATAAGCGTCCTCATAATCTAATAGCCAACCTTCAAGTCTTTTCAAGACAGGAGCAATATGTGAATTACTCAAGCCGTGACGTTTGAAAGTTTGGTACATATCAAATTCTGGTTCTTCGCCGTCGATCCATGCGTCTTCCAAATCATCCAAGTCAGTCATAACTGTATCATGGATCTTATTGAAAAGACGCTGTTGAGGAGTTAAGACAACTACATTTGACGCAGCCTTATCAGTGCGTGCTTTCTCCTCAAGGACCTTTTTACCTTTTTCAATCAAATCAGTATAGAACTCTTTAACGCGTTCTATAGAACGAGAATAATTTTCTGGTAGCTCTTGCTCAAGAGTTTCAGTCCAATAAATTGCTGCAGTATGATTTGAGAACATATAAAAATTATACTCAGGACAAGCAAGAATAGCAGCAGCGTCTTCCTTAGAGAAATTTTTCTTAATCCAAGGTTTTACTACACCAGCAGCATCTTTACGATCGACTTCCATGTGGATATAATCTTTAAAATGCTGATATGTTCCATTAAGTGGAGCACCCGCAAGACCAGTACGAGGTCTTGCACGAACTTTTACTTTTTTACGAGCTGCCATAGCTGTTTCTCCTTAGTGAATATATTTATATTCTATCACAAGTGGCTGAGAATGTAAACCCCTTTTATGAATTATTTTCGGTATAATTTACAACCCAGTTATTCTTTTCAGAATGATCTCGTAAAAAGAATAATCCAACCATTCCTGGAAGAGTCTTTTCTAGACGTTCGCGTGGGAATAGCATATTGTACTCAAAGAGTTCTTTTGCTTTTACAGGAGTTGTAGGACCAAGTTTGACTTCTTCACCAGTCACACGATTAATCATCTTGACTTGCTTAGCATCAATAGCATATTGGCCACGATCTAAAGTCTTATAAACAGCCTTGCCCATATTATTTTCTTTGTAGGTAAATGTAGATCCTACGTCACGAGCTTCCATTACTTTTTTCATCATATTATACTTTCACAAAATTTTTCACAGTTTCTACTTTAAATGAACGCCAATCTTCTAGACCAGTATCAAATACTCGAATGGCTTTCAAAATTGATTCCAATCCTTCACGTAATTCAGGAGTGTCATCACCCTTTGGTTTCTTATTGTCAGGAATAAGACCCATGTTCAAAGTACATTTCATCACACGAGTGTCACCATTTACTTTTGTAAATGTTACTTCACACTCACCTTCTCGCAATGCAGCGAGCATATTATCTTGAGTTAGTTCCATACTATAAATTCTCCTAACATGTGGTATTGACATTTTCAAACAACTCATCTATCAAAACATATAATGCTATATCAACTACAACTAATACTCCAAAAAATAACCAACCGGCAAATATGTCCATTAGTTTCTCCTCATGGTCGCAAAATGTTTCGGATCATCTCCCCTTCCGACAGGAACGAGGTTTGACTTGTGCATTGTTGCGATTCCGA